AAGTTCTTAATTCTGATATTATCGGGCATGGGAAAGAATCTGCAAAGGCAGAAATGACAATCGGTAATTATCAGATTGAAAGGGTTATCGGCAAAACCCCGAAACTGAAAGTAAAGAATCTTGAAACCGGATTTATGGAAAAGGGAGAAGTTCAGAATTTCCTTGACACTTTTGTTAATGAACTTACTTTTAATCCAAGACCCTTCCTGGATAAGACACCTTTCCAGCAATTAAAATTCTGTATGGATCTGTTTCATATAGACTTTACTTCCATTAACGCCCAACTAACTACGCTTGAACAGGACAGGCTTTTCTGCGGAAGGGAAGTAAAGAAGTTCGGAGAGATTGAGGTTGTGCCGGAAATGAAAGGTATTGATGTTAATAAGCTGATTGCTCAAAGAACCGAATTAGAGGGAAGGAATAAAATTAGGCGTGATGCTTACGATCTTGAGAAGCAGAATGAAATAAATAAGATCAATATTTTTAATAATGAGCAAAAGGATAAGGCTCAAAAGATTAAAGACCTGAAATCCGAAATTGCTCAAAATTGGAAAGACAGGGAGAGCGTTGAAAGCGAAATCGTTGAACTGGAAAAGAAGTTAAAAGAATTAAATAAACGCCTTGAATTTACGATACTAAAAAATGGACAGTTTGAGTCTGAAATTAACAAGACTCCTGAACCCGATCCAGAAAAATCAATCTCTATAAATCTTCCCGAACCCGATTATGAAGCCACTACTGAAATTGATGCAGCAATTCAAGAAGCCTCTGTTAATAACGAAAAGGCTCGTCAATATCAGAATTATCTTACTAAGAAACAGGAAAAGGCTGACAAGCAAATCGAGTATGATTCCTTTGATAACAAGATAAAAGATTTGAGAGATCAGAAACTTGAAATACTCCGCAATACCAAAACAGGCGTGGAAGGACTTGAAATCAGGGAAGAAGGATTGTTTTACAATGGTAATTTCTCCGAGAATTGGAGCGATTCAGAATCTATAAGAATATCCTCTGAATTATGCCTTGCACAGATGCCAAAGTTAAGAGCAATATTTATTGATAGGGCAGAATCCTTTGATAGTGATTCATTGAAGGACTTGGAAACATGGGCTATTGAGAATGACATTGAGGCATTCGTTACTATCGTTTCAGACATACCGGAAACATTAGATGTTGATTGCTTTTATATACAGGAAGGAAAAATAATTGAAAAGGAAGGTGAGTAATGAAAAGAATTATTGAGTTCACCCCCGCATTTGATAAAAGAAACCCTGACCCCAAAATAAATTATGGCATCCATTGTGTAGAATTAAGAATGGTAGTAAAGGGGAAAGAAGGGGCAGTCCAATTCGTTTTATATACAAATTGGAACTTGCCTCACGTTACTAACGAATTCTTATCAAAACCACTTGATCGTTTAGGTGTGAAGTGTTTCTTCACACCACTCCCTGCCGATATTGGATACCACAGCCCAAAACCAATGTATGAAGGGCAAGAACCAATAAGCGGGAAGTGTGAATATGTAAACGGGAAATCCTGTTATTATGATGGTTCGGGAATGCACGCAGAAAAAGTTTATAACCTTCTTGTTGAAAAAGGCTCTGAGGAAGTATGGCAATATTTAGAAAACTATTATAAAGAAACCTTTGAGGAAAAGAATTAATATGGAAACAACATCAACAACAACCCAGCTTAACCGAGAACTTATCCAGCCTATTATTGATGAAGCCCTGAAGAATGGCAGGTCAATCCCTACTACACAAATGGATAAAACCGTTTGGCTTGGTATCAGGAAAGTTCTTGGAATCGGGGGAAGCGAAGCTGCGGTAGTTCTTGGGATATCAAGATATAAAACCCCTTATCAGTTATGGCAGGAGAAAGTAAGCGAAGAAATAGAGGAAATCTCAAACAAGTTTACTCTTTGGGGAAATCTACTGGAGGAACCGATTGCGCAGGCATATATGAGAGAAACCGGGAACATAGTTATTGCCGATAATAAAATCAGAATCCATCCAAAATACGATTGCTTGTTTACTAACCTTGACCGAGTGATAATGGAGAATGGCAAGGAAACAGGGTGTGTAGAGTGCAAAAGCACCGTTAAATCGGTTTATAATTCTTGGGAGGCAAATGAGGATGATAATCCGCAAGGAATCCCGCTAGAGCATTATATACAGGTTCAGGATGAATTGGCTTGTTCCGGTTTACCTTTCTGTGATTATGTGGTGCTGTTAGTGGACCAGAGGGAAATCAGAATTAAAAGGATTCTTCCGGACCCTGAATTCATAGAGAAAATGGAAACTGCGCTTGTTGGTTGGTGGAATGCCTATGTAGTTACTAACGAAGCACCACCCATGACAGTTAAGGAATATGCCTTTGTTGCTCCACAGGAAGAAAGTTTTATCGAAGCTACTGGAGAGATTGCGGAACTATATAACAGCCTTAAAGAAAAGAAAGGTACTGCTAAAATCCTCGATAAAGAAATCGGGGAAATGGAAGATAAGATAAAGGAATTTATTGGGGAGAAGGCTAATCTCGTCTTGATTGATACGGTTATAGCGACTTGGAAACAGCAATCAAGATCAGGAATTGACAGCAAGTTATTAAAATCAAAATATCCCGAAATCAGTAGAGAAGTGGAGAAGGTAAGCACATTCCGGGTGTTGAAGTTAAAGGAAATAAAATGAACCAATCTGGCATTTATAAAATCACCAACCTTAAAAACGGGCACTGTTATATCGGGAGTACTGCGGTCTTAGACAAAAGGAAAGCAGAGCATTTCTATTCATTAAATAAGCAGAAACATCATTCGGCATACTTACAAAACGCCTTTGATATATATGGGGAAATAAATTTCGGGTTTGAAGTCTTGGAATATTGCGATGTTTCAAAACTTTTTGAAAGAGAACAATATTGGTTTAATCGCTGTCGGGACGAAAATATTATGCTATATAATATGTGTCCGATAGCTGGAAGTCCACTTGGTTCAAGGCGGTCAGACGAGACAAGGAAGAAGATGTCTAATTCCAAGCAGGGGACGCATTTGTCAGTTGAGACAAAGAGGAAGATGTCAGAGTCGCATATTGGTATGAACACTTGGATGAGCGGTAGAAAATTTTCTGAAGAAACACGGAGGAAAATGTCAGCATCCAGAATGGGCAAACTATGGTCTGAAGAAAATAAACAGAAACTGAGAAAGCCCAAAAGAAAAAGAAATATTATTATTAACAAAACTTAGGAGTTCGTATGACAGAGATGAAGGAAGCTGTAAAGAACAGCGTACTAAAACAGAACGGTAATTTACCCGCAAAGGTAGATGTTCTAAATGCAATCGAGAAGCAACGTCCCGGGTTTGCCCTTGCTCTCCCGAAAGACTTTGATGCAGACAGATTTACAAGAATCGCTATTACTGCTATAAAAGCAAACCCCGCACTTCAAAGATGCGATTCAATGTCCGTTCTTGGTGCTTTAATGTTATGCGCTCAGTTAGGGCTTGAACCGAATACCCCCCTGCATGAAGCTGCCATTATTCCCTATGGAGATAAAGCGCAATTTCAAATCGAATACCGGGGATTAATGAAATTAGTTTGGAACTCCGGTTTAATTGCCTTTATCGATTACGATAAGGTCTGCAAAAATGATGTGTTTGAATATACGAAAGGATTCAACCCAACCTTAGTCCATAAACCGAGAATGGACGGTGATCGTGGCGAAGCATACGCTTATTATGCTGTTGCTGAATTACAGGGAGGGGGGAAAGTATTCGTTGTTAAAACTATCGATGATATTAAAAAACATGCGGTAAGATTCAGCAAGGCTTACGGTTCCGGTCCCTGGAAAACCGATTTTGATCCGATGGCAATTAAAACAGTTCTAAAGGAATTATGCGATAAGAAGCTCCCCAAAAGAACGACCTCAGAAGCCCTGAGATTCGCCACTGCTTTATCAAAAGACGAAAAGATAAATGCAGTAAGTCCCGAAACATTATTAACCGCACAGGAAAGAGCAATTTCCCTTGATGATATTCAGACAGAGGATGCGATTGTCATTGAGGAAGAAAAGAAAAATGATTCCGAAAACGCTTTCGTTGATAAGCCCGAATATTGGGTAAAAGCAATTCAGGGAATCAAAACCAGTAGAGAATATCAGATATTCCTAAAAGAGCACGTTGAGGATTTTAACATGTTCGAGGGTGCTGGACTACAAGGCATAAAAGACGCTATGGCAGAGAAGGAAACCGAGTTCAAGAAAAAATAACTAACTAATTTGTTGGTGACGTTGTGGAAGATGCTGCTTTAGAAGTGAATGGAAAGGGAAAAAGCGAAATAATGTTATATGAGGCTCCCGGATTAGTTTACAAATCCTTTATTTCAATGTTAGGCAAATATTGCGACAAATTTAATAAAGAAGATAAACTATTCTTTACCGGCTATAATGCCCGATTCGATTATGATTTTATGAGGGCATGGTTTAATAAGTGCGGTGACAAGTTCTTTGGATCATGGTTTTATTTCCCCCCTATTGATGTAATGAATCAGGCAATTATAAAACTTATTCAGTTAAGACATACACTTCCAAACTTCAAACTTAAAACTGTTACAGAACACTTTGGAATTGTACCTACTGGCGATCTTCACAATGCACTAACTGATATTGATATCACTGAACAACTATTTCTTAAACTTTTTAATAATCAAGAACAATAAAGTGCATACAGTAATTAAGCAGAAGAAAAATACCTTTCGCAAAATACCTAATCCGAATATAACCGGAAGCTATTGCGGAAACCTTAATTGTGGCAGATATATTGACTACAAAGAGGACTGTATGTATAACCACGATCTTAAACTTATTCTATGCCTAAAGTGTAAGCCTGTAAGTCAGAACAAACAGAACAAATACAGGAACACCCCCCGATTATATGACGGTCATGTTTACCAGTCAACTAAAGAGGCTAAGTATGCTATTCAGCTTGATCTCAGGAAACGTGCCGGAGAAATTAAAGGCTGGGAGAAGCAAGTAAAAATAGATTTAAAAGTTTTAGGGCAGCATATCTGCAACTACTATTGCGATTTTATAATAACCCATAATGACGGGACCAAAGAATACATAGACGTTAAATCTGATGCTACAGTATTGCCCTTATTCATGATTAAATGGCGATTACTTGAAATTCATGTCAAGAATTTTGAACCAGAGAATAAATTAACAATAGTGAAATAATGAATAAACCCACAAACACTCACATTGACAGGAAAAGAAGGGGGATGAGATTTTGACCCATGCTTCTCTTTTTACGGGTTTTGGAATGTTTGACTATGCAGCAGAGAAAGCCGGTTACAAAAACATATTTCAGGTAGAGATAAATGAGTTTTGCCAAAAGTTATTAAATGTTCGCTATCCTGAAACAGACAAATATTTAGATATAAAGGAATTTGATGGAACAAAATACAGAGGACTTATTGACGTTATTTCCGGTGGCTTCCCCTGTCAGCCCTTTAGCCAAGCAGGACAAAGAAAAGGGCGTGAAGATGAACGAGCCTTATTCCCGGAAGCACTTAGAGTTATTAGAGAAGTGTCACCCGAATGGCTACTTCTGGAAAATGTTTACGGACTCCTTAATATCCATGATGGAGACTACTTTCAAAACGAAATTGTTGCATCGTTGGAGAATGAAGGTTACTCGGTTCAACCGTATATTATTCCAGCTTCAGCCATCGGGGCGATCCACAGGAGGGATAGAATATGGATTATTGGGTACTCCAAGAGCGCAGGAAAGACCACGCAGCGAGAAGTTTTTGCAGAGAGAACAGGGGATAAAGAGGGTTCCAACTCCAAGCGAAGTAATAGATTTAATGAATCGGGGGCTTCTAAAAACTCCAAGCAGATTCGATGCAACGGTAGTGAGTGGAAAGAAAAATCCGACATCGGGAAATTCGGGAAGTTTAGCTCAGGAAATGAGTCAGGGGTTTCCGACAAGGTTATTGCCAACGATGAGAGCCGGATTAACGGGGGACATAACAGAGAATCGGAAAAACGACAAGAATCGGAATTTGGAAAAGGCTTTAGCGATGGAATTACTACCAACCCCGAAGAAACAAAATGCAAATTCGGAAGGATTGCACGGACAAGGGGGAATGGATTTACAAACACAAATTTCACTACTACCCACACCGACATCACACGACAATCGGGACAGGGGGTCGATAGACGACCCGTGCATTCGGAGAAGAGTGGAATTAGGGAAGAATATAGATTTATCAATGACAGTCAATTCCAAAGAGAATGGATTGAAGTTGCAAACCAAATTTGTGGAATGGATGCTGCACCTTCCACCGGATTACACAAATCCAGATATCGCAAACAGCGACTTGAAGGTTTGGGAAACGGTATTCAATGGGAAATAGCCTGGACTTTCTTTGAATTGATTAAGGAGTTTTCAAATTGAAGGATTTACTCCTCTCCATATTGTTAACAAGATCCAGCATAGACAAGCCCATGCTTTCGGTTGACCTATTCAGATTAGTTAATCCTAACCTCTCCCTGCGCTCTTTTCAAAGGTCAATTTCAGACATAATTAATGAGTATAACCAGAAAACCTATGAGAAGGTCATTAGGGGTCAAATAAGCAAGGATTCGGCTGTGTTGATACTAAGTGATAAGAGCAGGGGCTATTTCGCAGCAGGAACCAAGGAGGCAAGGAAGGAGGGCGTCCTAGAATATTTCTCAACTGTAAAAACAGAACTTGCTAAGGCTCGTTTCTTAAACAAATTTGTAAATGAGGTGGATAATTTGAGGCTACAACAGGACTTTGAATTTTTAAGAGAAGAAAATAATGGAGAGTTATTCGGATGAAAAGAATAATCAGCTTTAGCGGTGGCAAAGATTCAACGGCTTTAATCCTATGGGCTAAAGAAAACTTGGATGAATTTGACACCATATTTTGTGACACTGGTTGGGAGTCGGACGAAACCTATGAATATATCCAGTATATAAACTTAATGTTGCTTAATGGAAAACTGATAGTATTGCATTCAAAAGATTATTCGAGTTTTGAAGATTTATCAATTAAAAAACAAAGAATCCCTAGTAGTCAGGCTCGTTATTGTACTGAAGAATTAAAACTTATCCCTACTAAAAATTATATATCTCAATATCTCCCTGTTTTATGTTCTGAATTTGAACCCCCGGAAGTCGAAATATATGTTGGAATCCGGGCTGATGAAAGCGAAGCAAGAAAAGATTTACCGGAAAGAACGTGGTCAGACTTTTATAATTGTTTCCTTAATAGACCCTTGATATATCAAAATGTCGAATATGTTTTTGATCTGCATAAGAAATATGGGGTAAAACCCAACCCGCTATACAGCAAGGGATTTAGTAGAGTTGGTTGCTATCCATGTATCAATATTCGATTGCCTGAGTTAAGGCAATTATTCATTAGAGACCCGCAACGAATTGATAAAATTAGAGAACTTGAAAGAAATGTCGGGAGAAGTTTTTTCTCTCCCAAAAGAATACCTAAAAGATTTCATACTGGTTTTGATTTTAAAAGCGGTAAATCCTTCCCCTGGATTGATGATGTTATCAAATATATATCTTCCGGTAAGTATGAGATTCAAGACGAAGAAGGGGAATCATGTATGAGTTATTATTCAATATGCGAATAAATTGAGGAAAATATGAAATTTAATATCGGGACGGAAATATGAGTTTGACTTTATGTAACACTTTTTGTAAATTGGTCATACGATCAAGACTAAATAGCATTATGAGATTAACTAACGAAAAATACAATTCCGTCTATATCAGTTTACTTGCACCGAAGCAATTCGGGACTCGTAATGTAGTCTTGATCGACTCTGGTATAGGCGGTTTTCTATTTATGGGAGCCTACCATGCCTAAATACACACCCGCAGAACCTATATTCCCTATTTGGGCTCCCCATTATCGCACTCTAAGCAAAATCCAATCTTTAGATAAAAAAAGAGGGTTTGCTTCATTAAGACATTCTGCAAGTGCCTTTATAAAAAGATCAATAGTCAGACAATTAGTTATGGAAAAATGTAAGGGGCAGTGCATGGAATGTAATTCAACTAATTATTTGCAAGTAGATCACATCATTTCTGTTTATCTCACATTCAAGACCAACACATATTTAGAAATATTAAATACTTATGAGAATTTGCAAATATTGTGTAAGTATTGCAATGCTTCAAAATCCCCAGAGAGAATAAATTTATGAGCAGACCAACAAAGCAAGGAGTCGATTACTTTCCAGTAGATGTCCAATTTGATGATAAAATAGAAATTCTAATCGCTGATAAGGGAGCTGAAGGACTTGGAATTTTAATTACGATTTGGCAATTAATATATCAGAATGAGGGATACTATATTAAAGACAGTGAGGATCTATGCTTGTTGATAAGAAGACGAAGCATGTCAGTGCCGGAAAAGATAAAAGAACTGATAAAATCTGCACTGGATAGGGATATTTTTGACAAAGATTTATATAAAAAATACAAAATCTTGACTTCTAAGGCTTTACAAAAAAGATATGCAATAGCATCAAAAAAGAAAACAGTTGTGAAAATCAATAAGAAATACTGGTTAAGTGGGGTTTCCGTCAACGAAAACACCGCATATATAGGGATAGATTCCTCCGATAATGCCACAAATGTAAAAGAAGATGTAGATGTAAAGGTAGATATAGAAGTAAAAGGAAAAGAAGATGGGCAAACCGATTTCATCAGCAAAATATTTTTAGATTGCTGGGGAATACCAAGTATTAGGATCACTACTCAACAAAGAATGATTATGGAAGGATGGATACCTTTATACGGAGAGAGAGAAATTCAGCTTGCATGTAATGAAGCGGTGAAACAGGGCAAAGATCACAAAGCATTAGCATATATAGAAAAGATAATGAGCAACAAGGTCCAGAAGATCGCTATTGAGAAATCAAAAGCTGAAGCACTTAAAAAGAAAATTGAAGTTCAGGAATCAGCAACATCGAAACCTTGGACAAAAGGAATATTATTAAATGAACTTTATGACGATGAAGGTAGATTAAAAAAGGTCATTAAATGAACCCCCTTAAAAATAACCATTAACAGTGAGGTAAAATAATGCATATAAAGTATGACAAACAAAGCGAAGATGAATTTTACAATAAAATACACCCTTACGGACAAACCAAACTGGCGAAACAATTACAAACATTGGAACGAGGCATAGCTTGTGATGGCGAAATAGAGGTGGTTTATTATATCAAGACTTCTGATGTTCGCAAGCTCGTTAAGTCAATAATCAAAACCAAGAACAAACAAATCGCATACTACAAAAGATGTGCGAGAATGGATTAAATAAGAGGTAGAAATGAAGATATTTTTTGATACTGAATTTACAGGACTACACAAAAATACAACGCTTATAAGCATAGGCTTAATCGCAGAGTGTGGGTGTACTTTTTATGCAGAACTTACTGATTATGATAGCTCTCAGTTAGATAATTGGCTAAAAGAAAACGTCATAGCAAATTTACAATTTCACGATAAAGACGAGAATGTTCATTGGGGAAGTTATATCGAGATGAAGGTTAAGGGCGATACCGAATTAGTGCAAACAAAGTTAAGGGATTGGCTAAACCAATGGGACAAATGCGAAATGTGGTCAGATTGTCTCGCTTACGATTGGGTTTTGTTTAATAATATATTCGGTCAAGCATTCGATATTCCCCAAAATGTTTACTATATCCCATTTGATATATGCACTCTATTTAAATTAAAAGACATTGACCCTGATATAAACAGAGAATTATTTGCCTTTGGAGAACCGCAAACTTTTGTTAATAATAATGTAAAATTTGAAGGGGAGAAAATCTTAAAACATAACGCTTTGTGGGATGCAAAAGTTATAAAATATTGTTATGAAAAGTTAATATCATAATTTAATTAAATCAACAAGGATAATATAATGAAACAGATAATTGAACAGTTCAAGAAGAAATGGGATTGGCGTAGAATGGACGAACACTCTGATTGGAATGATATGTTTGTGGAAGTGGAGTCTATTGCAAAACAATCCTTCGATCTCGGTCTTGCCACAGGTAAGGCAGAGAATAAAGACTGGTTCAAAGATGTGAGAAATCATACTATAGCATTTATTCAAACCGCAACTGAAAATGAATTGATGCAGGCACTAAAAGAAGCTGATATAGATTTTTATTCCAAGATAAAAGATACTGTATTTTCTAAGCCACAGACAGAGAGTTGTAAGTGGACTATTGATGATAAAGAAGAAAATTATAATACGGATTGCAAAGAACATATTAGCGTTTTAGCACTTATGGGACTTACAGATAGTTTCAAATTCTGCCCTTTCTGTAAACTCCCTATCTCCATAGAGGGGGAATAATGAATAATATGCCCTTAAAGATTTATATAAGTGAACTAATGGGTAGACATTTAGTTACACACCCAGAATATAATCCAATACTCGTAAGGGCGGACATAATTCCTAATGCCGAACAATCCGTTCCATACTATTCTGAAAGCTATGTCAATGAATTGAAAAAACAAATTAAGCAATTACCGAGACGAAATGAATGGATAAGATACCAAAACAGTTTATCGAAACATCTAAAAAAATTGATGCTCTGTTAAATGATCTTGAAAAAGGAAATGTTGACAGGGGTTGGATTAAAATTCAACTGCTTGCACTAATAGAAGAGACTATTAAAAAGGTTTCAAACCTTGACAAACAAATCCATGACGATTTAAGAGAGAGCCAAAAGAAGTTAATGGAGAAGATTGATAAAATGCAGTGGATAGAATTTGATAAGCAGAAACCAGAACATAGTGGGGAGTATATTATCAGTAATGGAGATGAGGTATTTCCAAGTCTTTATTACCGAGACGAAATGAATTTCTATAGCAGCAACCACATTAAAGTAATCGTACGGGAATGGATGCCCTTACCATCCTTACCAGAAGGAGAAAAGTAAATGAGCGCAGATAAAAGAAAACTTCATGATAGGGCAATGCAATTTTAAGCGGGACATTACCACTAACTGAATATCAGGATATTAACTAACTAACGTAAGAGAGAATAATGGACAAAGAAGAACTTAAAGACTATATCCTAAAACAAGCGGGATTAAATGCTGTAGTCATTATGACTATTGAGGGAATACAAACGATAGATTTGGATGCTTTTATTAAACAACCCGCCGAAGGGATATTATATGACCTTAACCGAGACCCCGTAACCGTATTAACATTCCTTGAAAATCCTAAATGGATAAACGATTATGCTTGTGGATTAGTAATTACAAAACTTAAAAATAAATTAAAAGAAACAATCAAAAAGAAAAATAAACAAATCGCAAGGTGGAAACGCATTGCAGAAATGGATTAGAGGATATATGCTTAATAAACAGACAGGCAATATGTATGACTTTGTTACTCATACTTGGAATGTAATTAAAGGTAAATGTTCTCACGAATGTTCTTATTGTTACATGAAACACTTTGCATTAAAGCCTATCCGATTTGATGAAAAGGAATTGAAAACAGATTTAGGGAAAGGGAATTTTATATTTGTGGGATCTTCAACTGATATGTTTGCGGAAGATGTTTCAAGAAATTGGATAGTGCCCGTACTCAATCGCTGTCTTGAATTTGATAACACCTATTTATTTCAGAGTAAAAACCCCGAAAGATTTAACGAATTTTCTGCTTATCCCGATAAAGTAGTTTTCGGCACAACCATAGAGAGCAACATAGATTATGAAATTTCAAAAGCACCAAAGATGATGGCTCGCATGATACAGATGGCACAATTAAGGCTTCGTGGTTTTAGAACTATGGTTACACTTGAGCCTATTTTGGAGTTCGACTTAAACGCATTAACAAAAATGATTGAAGCTATACGTCCCGAATGGGTTAATATCGGTGCTGATTCTAAAGGGCATAATTTGCCCGAACCATCCTATGAAAAAATAATGCAACTTTTTAAAAACTTAAAAACTTTTACAACCGTAAAACAAAAGAGAAGTTTAGGAAGACTTAATGCACTAATCGATTATAGGGGGAAGAAATGATTGATTGGACACATCAGGTAGCAAATTTGAAAAAGGAGAGACAGGCTAATGAATTTGCTTGTGAGTTACTAATGCCAGAATCATTGATTGATAAATACATGGAAGAAAATGAAGTTGATGATTTTTCTGACCTTGATAAAATGGCTAAAGCATTGATGATTTAGGATATGAGATACATGGAGTTACCCATTGGATGCCCTTACCCCCACTCCCTGTAAAAAAGGAGAAAAGAGATGATTAGCAAAGCATACCAAAAACGCATAGATAAAATAAATTATTGGCTTCTTACTGAATGGGGGCAACAGTTTATTTTCAATATTCAGCATAAGGGGAAGCTAAATGGAAAAGAAAAAGAGTTATTAAAGAGATTATCCAAAAGGAGTTAACATGACCGAACCAAGATGTAAAACAGCAAGTGAGCCAAAGAGTATTAAAGAGGAACTGAGTCAATTCTGTTATGAACAACCAAATAGTAAATTCAATATTCTAAATTCACCCCTAATCGACAGCATAGAATGAGAATATAAAATAATTAGTGACCTACTTGTAATTGTGTTACCAATTTATTATATTCGCAACAAATCTTAAAAGGTTTTCTTTTGTTGAACGAATACAGCTCACTAATCATCGCACTTCTTTGTATAATAATCAGCATCCTCTGTATCTATGCCTGTGATCTAAAAAGAGACCGCAACTATTACAAAACTAATTTCAAATATTGGATGGATTCTACACGTGAGTTAGAGGAAGAGCTATTCAAGATTAAAACCGGGGATAAAGAACTTGCCTGATGAAATCCGTAAAAGTTGACATATCGAAAATCAAAATAATTCAAAAATCCTGTGGCTTATTAAATGATAATTCCTTTGCTGTTTATGTGGTTTCTGATATAAGGGACAAAAAGGGCTTTTACAGATTATTGCCTGAATTTACTAAGGAATGTTTTATAAATGCAGGACTACAGTTTTATAATGAAATAATCCTTGTGAATGCGGTTGGCAGTTTACCGATAAGAGTCGGCAGGCAGTTTGGTGGTTATCGTAAGGTTGGCAGAATGCATCAAAATATATTAGTTTTTTATAAAGGCGATCCGAAAAGAATAAAGGGGAAATTTGGAGAAATTGAAATTGATAAGGATTTATTCCTTGCTGAAGAGGTCGCCTAATGCCTGTTAAGAAAACAAAGGGAAAAGTGCTTAAAAGTGCGAAAAAAGAAGGTCGTACCGATTGGCTTAGGAATCAGGCATTAGTTCAGACTGCTTATGTTGATTTATTAAAGGAATTGAAAAGATGCCCTACTATTCTTGAGGTTGCTAATAAAGTTCACCTATCCATAAAGGCGATTGATAACCACGTAAAGCAATTGAAATTTGAGCCATTAGGGGATTCTATGAGGGCTTTAACTCCCGACGTGGTGGCTTCGATTTATAATTCAGCACGCAAGGGACAGCCGGCAAGTCAAAAGTTATGGATGCAGATTATGGAGGGGTGGAGAGAGAAAACAGAAGTTGAACATTCCGGCGGTGTTAAAATCATTAAGGATAACATTTGAAAAGTGCGAATTTAGAGCGTGAATACAATGTGTCCATCGGTAAAACACTTTGACTGAGACCTGTGTTAATACAGCCGATGTAGTTTTGGAATCGTTTTACGATTTCTGGCAAGCCTGCAGAGATGATCATTATACATTTTACATTTGTAAGGGTGGCAGGAATAGTGCAAAATCAACAACAATCTCACAAAGAATGATATTCGACTTAATGGATCTTCCCTTGAACGGTTTATGTATTCGTAAGGTTGGTAATACAATCCAAGAATCTGTTTATGAGCAATTAAAAGAAGCCACTTATTTGTTGGATGTATTTGATGAGTTTGTTTTCACAAAATCTCCATTAAGAGTAATTTATAAAGCAAGGGGAAATTATATTATATTCAGGGGTGCAGACGATGCGCAAAAATTGAAATCAATTAAGACTTCAAACTTTCCCATAGCTCGTGTTTGGATTGAAGAACTAACAGAATTTAAGACAGAGGAAGAATTACAGACGATTATGGATTCTGTTTTGCGTGCGGAGTTACCGGAAAATTTAACTTATAAGTTCTTTTATTCGTATAACCCACCTAAAAGAAAACAGCACTGGGTAAATAAAAAATATGAATCTGTTATAATTCCAAAGAATACATACATACATCACTCGTCATATTTAGATAATCCTTACTTGCCTTTTCAAACGCTAGAGGAAATAAACGAAGTAAAAGAAAAGAATATCCGTAAATATAACTGGATTTATTTAGGTGAACCAACCGGTGGGGGGATCGTACCTTTTGAGAACTTAAACTTTAGAAAAATAACAGATGATGAAATAAGAAGTTTTAATAATATAAGGCAGGGCATGGATTGGGGTTACGCCGCACATCCTTTCTGCTTCGCAAGATTTCACCTGGATAAGAAAAAAGAAATCTTGTATTTATTTGATGAGGTTTTCGGAGTTGGCTTATCTAACCGGAAAGCAGCAGAATCTATAAATGCAAAAAAATATAACGATGAGTGGATTACCGCCGATAGCGCAGAGCCTAAGTCTATAGCAGAAATGAAGGAATATTCATTAAGGGTAAAGGGAGCAATTAAGGGTCCGGGTTCAGTTGAGTATGGAGAAAAATGGCTTAATGATTTAACAGAAATAGTTATTGACCCCGATAGATGTCCTAACTGTGCAAAGCAATTTGAAGATATTGATTACAAAGTTGATAGGGATGGGAATATCAAATCAGAATTAGAAGATGTGGAAAACGAGGCAATAGACGTAGCTCGTTACGCCTGTGAGGGGGATATGAGAAAAAACAAAATAGAGTTCTTTTAACACAAGGAAATTAAGATGCCATATTTTAGTGGAACGGACACAGTAAAGCTGCAAATGAATGTAGCTCAAATCAAATCAGACTCAAAACTTATTACTGCAATTATAGAACGCTGGGAGCAATCACACGTATATAGGCACATGATTGAGGGGGAAAAATATTACTCGGTTAGGCATGAAATATGTCATAAGGATTTTACTAAAGCGTATATTTTCAATAAAGACATAAATGATTTTGTCCAGGTAGAGAATAAAAATGCCTCGAATCTGAAAACTATAAATCCATTCCTTAGATACTTAAACAGGCAAAAGACTAACTACATAGCGGGTAAACGTATTCAATTCACTGTCAAGGATGCAGAGAACAATACGGATGCCGAAACACTACAGGAAAATATTAACAATGAGCTGAATGATTACTTTGAATCAACTGCTTATGATTTAGTATTGCATGCCTCGAATAAAGGCATGGAAGTATTGATGCCCTTCATAAATGCAGATGGTAAATTCGATTATAGAATCGCTCCGGCACAGAACATCATTCCTGATTATGATGAAGAAACAGGTCAACTTATTTCAGTAATGAGGTATTATGAAAAGGATTATTTAGCAGACAATGACGAACAAAGGGATTCTTTAAGAACCAGCTCACAGTTAATGGAAGTCCGCAGAGTTGAGATATGGACTAAAGAAGATGTTTCCTATTATGTACAGGACTCACCGGGCGGGCTTTATGTATTTGAAAGTTCACGCTCTCATTTTGAATTAACCAATCCTTTGTTAAACCCTGAAGATCAAACAGCAAAAGGAAGCTGGGGGAGACCTCCGTTTATATTCCTGAATAATAATTCAGAAAAGGAAAGCGATCTATTACCTATTAAATCTCTGTTAGGCGCTTACGATGCTGTCTCTACTGGATTTTTTCAAGATGTTGATACTATCCAATCAGTAGTTTATCACGTTAATGATTATGGCGGAACGGATGCTAAAGAGATCCCACAAATGCTAAAGTTATTCAAATCAATAAGCACACAGGGACCGGATGGGAAAGTTGAAGCCATTCAAATCGAAATACCATTTGAAGCTAAAAAAGAAATCCTCTCAATACTCGAAAAGAATATTTTCAGATTTGGCGAAGGTGTAGATTTGACAGCAGTAAATAAGGGGGCTAATATTCCCATCATAGGTGTTGAGGTTACGTTTAATGATTTGTATTTGAAAGGGAATAATACGATCTCTCAATTAAAGTTAGCACTTAAAGACTTTATTTGGTTTTTAATTTTCTATATGCAGAATAAGAAAATGCCCGGACGTGTTGACTCTAAAAATGTTCAATTACTTGCCGATTCTGTTTCTGCTGTTATCAAAGTATCAAAGATTAGTAATGATACGGAGTTAATTACTAATCTGCTTGCAAGTAAAGGCATTATGAGTAATGAAGCCATAATGAATAAGCACCCCTACATTGATGACGTGGAAACGAATAAGGCTCAATTAGAGGAAGAGGCTACTGTTAATCTTGATACAGTTCCGCCTGACAATATCAATGTTGATATGACCAATACTGATATGAATAAGCAGAAACAAAAACAAGTCGCGGTATAATAAATGGATAACAATATCGAGAACATGATTCCCTTCATTATGATAGGGTTTGTATTTGTGTTGGTATTCGGTTTTCAGCTTTTAATCCGTTGGGACGACAGAAGAGATCGCAAAAAATCAGACCCTGATAAAAACAAATATACTGAAGATGTCTTCCATGATGAAGATGATTGGTATAAAAACTAAACAGGACTTAAAGCAATAAAATGTATTTAATTAAAACGAGAGGTAATAAATGGGATTGTTTAATAGTGTTTCTAAACTTACTCAAAAAGTTATATCAAAATTTAAGAATACTGGTTATAACGAAAAGAAGGTTCATGTTTCTTCTGCAAATAACCCATCTCAGAAAGGTATGGCTAAATCTTTTATTATTCGTAAGGGTTTTAGGAAGAACAAAGAACAACCCAAGATGTCTAATAGACAAAAACGGATTAAGAATAATCCTGTAAGCAAATATTGGTTCGGCAACTTTTCACCTGTTAAATATTGAGGTTAATATGTTAATTAGTAGAGGTCGGTTTGATGGATTATGTAACGAGAATAAAGAATTATGGAAAGAGATTTGTCATCTTTGGGACAGGATAAATCTTCTATCTAAAACACTTGGCTATGAATTTAAGCCAGAGGACAGGAAGGAAATTCCCGCACAGGTGAAGATTGAGCCGGCACAATTTGTCCCCGTTAATAAATCAAAGAGTAAATTCCAGGTTGTAAAATAATTGCCCTCCCAAGAATCCATAGCGTTATCGAAACTTACAACTGATAAAATCAATTCCCTGTTATTATTAAGGGACGAAACAGCAGATAAGCAATACCTTGCATGGGAGAATGAACTACTTAATACCTACAAGCGTTCTTTACTTGCAATCAAAGATCAAATCCGTGCCATGTATGAAAAGTATGGGGAATCGGTTACTTTATCAGAAATGCAGTCCTTCAATCGGTTAAAGAATCTTGAATTACAGATTACTAAAGAGATCAACACGTTAAATACTAATATCACTATCAGAACCAGAAAACAGTTAGGCAATTTCTTTGAATCTAATTATTATCAAACGGGCTTTGCTATTGAATCAGGCTTGGGGATGGATTTAAGTTTTGGTTTGTTGAATCCTTCGGTTATCCAGGCGGCAGTTGTTAATCCTTACGATTGGGAAGGGAGATTGAAGCTATGGAATAATAAATTACTGTTGGATATTAAGCAGAACGTAACTGATGGATTAACACAAGGGAATGGATTAGTAAAGACTACTAAAAATATTCAAACCTCTTTTGAAACTAATCTGGGCAAAAGAGCAGCAGATAAAATAACACGCTCAAATATTTTAAGAGTAGTAAGAACCGAATCCACAAGGGCACAGGAAATAGGAAATGTCTCTGGATTTTCACAAGCTCAACAGGATGCAAGCGATTTAGGTTTTGAAACATTAAAAATATGGGATGCTACACTTGATAGTAGAACACGCCCGAATCATGGGGCTATGGATGGCAAGGCAGCCGATAGTGAAGGGATGTTTCACTTTACAACTATGGATGGGAATAAGATTCTTGTTGAGGCTCCGCATTTAACAAATACAACGGACGATATAAACTGTTTCCCTGAATATGTTAATGCCTTTTCAATCACCCCTATCAAAAAGGCATATAAACGATTCTATGAGGGTGAATTAGTTGAGATCACTACTCGAAGTGGAATAAAGCTCACCGGTTCCCCTAAACACCCAATACTTACCCCTGAAGGATGGATCGGCATAGGTTCTTTGAATAATGGGGATAATGTTTTGAAGTGTACTCTCAACAAGAATGTCGTTTCTTGCAACCCAAATATAAATAATATTCCATCCCGAATTAGTAAAGTTTTTGATCTTTCTTCTATCTTTTTCCCTTGTCAGCGGACAGGCGGGGTCTCTCAACAATTCCATGGCGACGGAACCGATGGCGATGTCGATATTGTATTGGTTAAAGGCCTTTTGAGGGATCGCATTAAATCCTTTTTGAGCAAACCAGTCAAGAATATATTTCTCACCCTCGCCGACCTTGGAAAGGGTCTTTTGTTTTGTATGAGCCGAAAGACTCATTTCCTCAATAGTCCTAACCCTACCAGTACAAGCTTTATGAGCAGCCTCGACTTGGTGAAGCCTTTTCTTTTTAGACATATTTTTCCATTTAAGAGATTCGCTCTCGGATTGAGTTCTGCGGGTAATGCCGTTTTTAGTGAGGATTCTTCTTATAACGGCACGGCTAATATTAAAAGTTTTAGCGATTTGATTTTCGGAAACACCAGAGATATAGTCTTTGATAATTTTAGACGAATTAAAGATTTCAAATTTACTCATATTATTTCTAAGAGTAAGTTGAGTACATTCTTTCGGGGTTCTCTTTTCAATACTATAGTCTCTCATAATTCTATCGACACACCCAGTGCTGATATTGAAAATTTTTGCAAGGTCTTTCCGGTAAGTGCCGGAATTGTAAAGACTGATAAAGTGGTTAATATTAGAAAGTTTTATTTTAGCGGGCATTTGTATAACCTTGAAACTGTTAATAATTATTATCTTGCTGCTAATATACAAAAAGACAACGACAATATCAATTTCTTAATAGCGCATAATTGCCGCTGCAATTCAAGAGTTGAAATCAAAGGCTTAGAGCCTTCTGTACGCAGGGATAATGAAAATAAAACAGTCATCAAATATCAGACTTACGATAAATGGAAGGAAACATTAAAATGATAGATCGTAAAATTGAATCCTTAACATTCCCCGTATTAAGACAAATGAATCTCATAAACGAGAAGGAGTTGAGGGATTTGTTTATCGTTAATGATTTCAAGGAGATGAGAGCAGAAGGGTTAACCGTTGAGGCGATAATTGAGATATGTTCACAAAAGAAATATAATAACCAGTATCTATCAAAATATATGATTAGGTATATTATTTATAAAAAGGGGTTATCGTGACAAATTCTTTGTTGATAATCTCTCATATAATCTAACAGGCTACAGCTCCAAAGCCATTTAGACATTTGATAAGAGATTGCTTTTGCCCTCCTTATATTTTTGCCATTAAACTTCCTCTTCTTTATCCTAGCCTTCATTTCTTCTCCTTAATCAGTTTCATTACAAAATCAGCAAGTCCCATAGCTCCCCTGGATAAGTTTATCAGATCAAACTCTTTAGAAGTTACCCGGAATTGTATTTGACAATCACGTCCGCCCTTGTGAGGGGTGATTATGCGTTTAATCATTTCCATATTCTTTTGTATAAAACTTAAATTCAAGTATAATCGTTTCAAATTCATCCGGTTTTCTTGGATTAAAAATCGGATATAAATCAAAATAAAAGAATTTCGTTAAAATAAAACGCACTAACTTAAACAACAGTCCCTTACATAATACTTGCGCCTTGTTATATTTATAATCGCCACTAAAATATGTGTGGGAACCCAAAATTTGTCCTTCCATCGTCCTTCCTCTATAATTGTTTTTAATCCTACTTTTAATATACGAGAATGTATATCTAAAATCAATAGACTTTCTAAAATTATTAGAATGATTTTATATAACCAAACACTTATTCTTTCGGTGTCGATATTTAGTATTTCCACGACAACAAAGGAAAGAGATTACGAAGAGAGAACTTCAACAAACACAGTCAAATCTAAACCATAAGGAATATATGGAAAAATTAACAAGTTTACCTACACCTGAATTATTTGCTTCAACTTACAAAGATCAAATCTTATATGTTGCTAAAGCAGATGAAAATGTCATTGTTGATAATAATGGCAAGTATATGCCAGTCGATAAGCATAACGCTGAAATGACAGCAAAGAAACTTGAAATAGAAAACCTCAAATCTCAAAAAGACTCTACAGATGCTGAATTAACGAAGCTGAAAAAAGAGTTTAAGGATGTTGAGGGGTTTTCAGATGCCATTAAAAAACTACAGACAGAGAATGCCGAAAAAGATAAAGTTCTCGAATCAACTAAGAAATCTTATACCATCAAAGAAGCGGTAAAAGATGCTTATAGAGATTTAGGCGTTAATGCAGAATACTTGGATTATGTAATAGGTAAGGAAAACCCCGAACTCGAAAAGGTGGAACTGAAAGAAGGTAAATTTGTGATCGACACCGAAAAAGTTAAAACATTAAAAGAAAAATATAAAGCAGTAATCGGTATTACTACTGTTAAGGGCTTTACGCCTGATAATGGCAATATCGATACTTCCGGTGATGCTGAATTTAAGAAATACAACGTCACTCAACAAATTGAATTAAAGAAAAAAGACCCGGAAACATATAAACGAGTTTTCGGATAGGAGATAAAATTTCATGGCACTTCAAGCAACGGCAATTACCAATATTTATGAACCAACAATATGGTCTAAATATTTCATAGAACTTACTACTCAAAAATCATTACTTATTCAATCAGGTATAGCGGGCACAGACCTGGAACTAACAGCGGCAGCCAACGAGGGCGGACGTGTTGTTAATATGCCTTTCTGGGATGATCTTCCACATGATACAGGTTCAACAACCAGATCAAAGGTCGCAACCGATACAGATGATGAAATCACACCGGCCGGAATTACATCCAATGAAGATATAGCAGTTAAAGAATTTAGAACACAGGATTTCCAGGTTGCCCCGATAGTCAAATATGTGGCTGGTGACGATCCTGCAAATGTAATAGTTCAAAGATATGCAACATGGTGGAATAAAGAAGAGCAAAGACTTCTTCTACTTAAATTAACAGGTGCTTTCCTTAATTCAACCATTTACGGAAACTTACAGAATGATATTTCCACAGGTGCACCTACAACTAATGCAGCTAATCTAATTTCAACAGATGCAATTCTTGATACCCAGTTTCTTTTAGGCGATGCTTATGAGAAATTGACCGGTATTATAATGCACTCAGTAGTTTTCAAAAGATTAGCTAAACTTGATTTGATTGATAACTTACCTGAGTCACAGCAAAGTCCATTGATTATGCCAACCTATCAGGGGAAGAAAATCCTTGTTGATGACGGTATGACTGTATATGATGGTACTACTTACAAAAAGTATTATACTTATTTATTCGGACAGGGAGCAATCGGAAGGGTAGATATACCTCTTCAATCCGGCGATCCCGAACTTGAATTATTCAGAAATCCTAAAGCTGGCGTTGGTGCTGGTATGTTGGATATAATTTCAAGACGTTATTTCATTTTACACCTTAGAGGAATCAAGTATTATGATTCTAATATGGCTGGTGTTTCTCCCTCAGATGCTGAGTTAGTTGATCCTACAAATTATACTCAGGTTTATTTAACCAAGAATATAAGAATCGCACGTTTGGTCACAAACGGGTAATTCAAACATTTATGGGGTTGCATAAGCGACCCCAAATTTAATATTAAAGGAAAAATAAACATGGAAAAATCATTTAGTAGTATTGTAAATAAAGAAAAGCATGGATTAGGCGGAGTTGTTAAAACTCTCGCTTCTGCTTTTTCTGGCGATCTTGTTTTCGTAGTTAGTCCCGCAACCGTTACACCCGCCCCGAGGTCAACAGCATGGACAAGAACCGTAAAGGTTTATCTTAAAAATGCAGCTGGCGATATTCATACTTGGTTTAGCAAGGCCATTGCTACGGGTGTTTCTATTGCAGATACCTCAACGGCCGGAGCCGCTACTATTCCGAGTACAACCCTTACCTTTATCGAGGGCGTGGCCACCGTGGTGGTTAGCGGAGACGCACAGGCATGGCTTAATACAGAGACTGATACTTTGACGGTTCCACAAGCGACCATCTTGGGTTATACGGTGGCAGCGAAAACAAGTGTAGAAACCTTTACAACTCCTTAATCCAAAGGATTATAAATGATAACCTTTGAATTATTCGGGATTGTAAAATCTAAAGGTAAAACTATAGCCGTTGGTGACAGCGGCTTATTTTCTACCGATAATAATAAAGTCATATCTAAATTAGATCAACTCGGATTCAAAAGAATCGAATCAATCACTCTTGAAACAAGCGAAAAAAAAGAGTCCGAGTTGGTCCTTAAATCAGAACTTGAAGTGCCAAAAGGTGTAACGTTTCCTATAGAAATGAAAATACCCGATGCACATAATAAACCCATTAAAAAACCGAAAGGTAAGAAGAAATGAAAAAGATAATATTTGCAATTTTAGTTTTAATTGGCTCGGTTATTGTAATGGGACAGGACAGGACAGTATTACCGAACACTCCTTTTTATAAAGATACCCTATCGGCAAGCAGAGATACAATAGATGTTCTATTCTCTGATTATGGAGATAAAGAAACATTTACCTTTACAGCCTACACCACTACAGGAACGGACACAGTTTTAATTTATACCAAGTCCTTAGATGGTACTATCTGGGTAAGTAAGGCTTCTTTTGCAATTACCACTACTCCGGTTGAATATGGGATAGATGATCCGGAACCTACTGCAATAAGAGTTATAAGCACAAGTAACGATGCCTCGACTACCGTATTTGTATTGGCAGGTAAGAAAGGTTTAATAAATGATTATGGAGAAACTTCAACCACTACAGTAACGATAGATCCCCCAACAGGTGGATTTGCTACAAATAATAAACTTGATTCTGCTGTAACCATATTAAAGGCACCCCTTGACACAACCGGCAATTATGCAAGGAGTATAATCAAGGCTGATTTGGATAGTCTTAACGTTGTGAATATTTGTTTAGTAGATTCTGCTAAAGGCGACACCCTTACAACTGCAGGACTTATACATCAGATAAATATTGCATCATTAGGAATATTGCATTGGTACATATACACCCTCTACTCTGATAGTGGGTATTATCATAAGGCTACTAAATGGGGTGGAAATGTTTTTGCAAGTTTACCCCCTGTGATGCCAGCATTGGGTAGCTTTACATCTGAAAAATTAGATCCTGCACAATTCATTTATGTTGATTATTTGAAAAGCGGAATTCATAATGGCAGCCAAATAATATATGTACAAATACAAGGAAGATAGTAATATGAAAAATATAATTTTATTTGTAATGTTATTGAGTGGTCTTTTATTTGCACAAACAACACCAAGTGGATATACTGCCAATATCCATTTAAGAAAATGGGCTGATGGTGCGATACACCCATCGGGCGATAGTCTCAATGCTAATTTAGATGGTATCGATACTCTTTTAGGAAAGCATAGTAATGCTGTTTTAATTAAATCAGATAGAACAATTCATAGATATTCTACACTAAAATTAGCTGTTGCTGATGCTGATTCAGGAAGTGTTATTACATTATATCAGGGAGTTTACTCTGATTCCGTAACTGTTACAACACAAGGAATAACCATTAAGGGCATTTCAAAGGAATCTGTTTTAATTACGGGAGCACTATATATAACTGCTTCTTTTGGAGAATTATCAAATGTTAAAATATCTGGAAACTTAACTTTTATAGGACAAATTTCTACTGCTTGTTATGTAGTTAATGATTGTAGACTTGAAAATAATGTAAATGTAGGATTAGCAGGGATAGCAATAGCGAGCGATGTTGAGTTTAATAATTGTTATTTAGGTTCTGATGCTTCAACTTGGGCTGGAAGTTCAAAAACTTTTTATTTTAATACATCTATACAAAGAGCAATTTACTTTCACTGCTGTTACAGTTTCGCATGGCATGATAGTCAAGCATTTATTCTTAATGCATACTCACGAGTTGATTTACAAACATGTGATCTTGCTCTCTATGGTGTATATTTTACCGGAGGTACCGGCTATACTGTTCCAATACCAGAATTGGATGCGAATGGTGGGAGATTTCAGACTACTACTGGTGGGTATTCTAATAGTGGTTATTGTGTGATGGTTGCCAGAAATTGTGCATTTGGGTTTTCAAGCACAATTACTTTGAGCAATCATTTTCAAATTCAGTTAATGCAGTGTACTATAGCGGCTGGAGCACCCAACTCCACAATAATATGTAATTCTGCTTCTAACAATTTGCAGATAATAATGTGTTATGGGGTTATAAATTTTAGTAATATAACAGGAAGCGGTTTAGCTAATCTACACATACAAGACTGTATTTTTGGTTTTGCCAAACCGACTGGAATAGCAAATGATGATAATAATGTGTGGAACTCTTACGTGGAGTATTAACATGAAAACAATAATTTTATTTATAGCATTATTCTCAATATCTATTTATAGCCAATCAGGATATGGTTATGATTATGGAAATAATTATGGCGGAATTTCTATTGCTTTTACTGGTTCTGGGATGATACAAATAGGACAAACTGGTGTTCATAGTTTTGGATTATCTTTAGATAAAACAGGAATAAACAGAGTACGAAGCTTAATTACTTCTGTTGCTGCACCAATAGTAATAACTTCTGCTAAATCAGTTATTGATTTTGTTTCAGAAGGTGCAGGCGGAAATGTTACCTCTGATGGTGGTGGAACTATAACAGCAAGGGGACTTGTTTGGGATTATTCAACAAACCCTATGCCCTCTGTAACTTCATTTAAGGGAAAGACCATAGAACCGGGTACTACAGGTAGTTTCACAAACACAATGATTGAATTAGATACTACTCACACTTTTCGTTATAGGGCTTATGCAACTAATTCGGCAGGTACTTCTTATGGAAATGATTCTACTTTTGCTATTAGAACTAATATACTTATTTATGATGCTTATTTATCAGGAGATGGAACATCCATCAATGAAGATAGTCAGTTGGCAAACACTTTGAATTATAGTGGTATGTGGTATTGCGGGGGTGGAGTAATAACAAGTGATGCTTTTTCAGATATGAATAATGACAACTATACATTGCAGTCGAATGTTGATGGTGTTGATATAACATTCTCCCCCTCTACAGTTGACCAAGTGCATGGAGATATTGCTATTGTTAGGCAGTCTTTTACTATCGGCACTTTTTCATTAGCATCAGCTAATATTCCCACTTGTGGAATCTTTGATGCAGACCATGCCCCAGATGATGTTCAAATTGATCTTAGGGTAATAATCACAAAGAAAGTGCCATATAACCCATGATAAATAAAGCAGGTAAAAGAAATTGAACAAATACATTTGTACACAAGCGGAAGTAAAAGAACTACTGCAAATAACAGCAACGACATGGGACACCATGATAACGAATTTACTTCCTGTTATTGCAAAACAGATTACCGCTTATTGTAAAAATACATTTGTGTCTGATAAAGTTAAACTTACTTCATTAGATTTAGTATTTGCCGCAACAGCGAAAACAATTACGGGCGATACCAGCCTTGATAATTTTACAACAGGATATTTTTACGCAGACGATGTGATTTTAATTGAAGGCAGTATAAGGAATGACGGGGTTTATGAATTACAAACTGTTTTGAATAATGTACTCACTCTTAAATCTACCGATACGATTAAAGATGAGGTTGTAAGCGATTTCATAGTTTCAATCCAAAGAATAGATTACCCGGACGACCTTAAATTAGCTTTTGCCGATATAGTAAAATCATTCATTGATGTTAATAAAGGCGTTCAACAATTCTCTTTAGCTGATTACTCAGTGACTTATTTTAATTCTAATATCTCAGACTTCGCTAAAGGAATATTAAATAATTATAGGAAGATATTTTAACATGGCAAAAAGAATCAAATCGGGTACTTTCAAAACATCATATAAAAATGGCAAAAAAGTTGTCACCGGAATCTCAAAGAAGACCGGTAAAAGAATAGTCCATCACAAGGCAAAGAAAAGATGAGGATTCCTTATAACATAACATTTGCCTTTCAAAGTGTTACTTCAGTAAGTGATGGCATGGGCGGAACCACAGATACATGGGCGACCGTCACGGGTTTAAGTGCCGTACAGGGACATCATAGAGAGCTGAATGCTAATGAAATTTATGCAAATGAGAGAAAAGGATTCAAGGCATTTGATATGTTCTACTGTGATTATATTTCCTCAGTAACAGACGCTTATCAAATCCTGTTTAATGGCGGGGTTTATAAAATACAGAATGTTAATGATCCTCACGGACTACATTTATTTTTACAAATTGACACTCTAAAAAACGAATAAAATATGGCAGAAGATCAAAATATAAAGTCACAAGACACTCATCAAGAGTATTATGATAATAATAGTAAGCTTAAAAGGAGCGTACTTCAAATAACGTGGATTCATACATGGCTAATGGTTATCGCTATGGTCGGTTCAACTATTTGGTTTACGAGTAATACTTTAGGCAGGATAGACAACCTTGAGAAAGAAACCGT